ATTGCTTGTAGCGTACCGCAATTCGCAACCTTGCAGCCTTTAATATCGGTAAAGCGCACTAGCTACGCGCTCGATTCGGGTTGAGATTACCGGTGACGGTAATTCACTAACTACATAGGGAAGATTACAACTGATTGTAGTGGGGTAGTAAACAGTGCTTTTAGTGATAGTTAAACTGATTATTTAGCTATTGGCTTTTGTTGAATGTTTTAAGCACACTATATTTCGAGTGTATAGTGTGTTGCATTAAATCCTAGACACGCATACGCCAATATGCGTGTCGCCTAATTGAGTTTTTAAAAGTAAGTTTGCGGGCGTCCTCATAGACCCAAAAAAGGTATGAGCAGTAAGTATATGGTTATTCCGAGAGTCACCTATATACAAGTAAACTTACTTTTAAAACCTCAAGCTCCACCTCTCCTCTGCCGACATTTTGTTATCAACTTGTCGGTTTTTTTATATTCACAAATAGGATACCCCTATGAATACTTACATTATTGACACTGAGTGTTATAAAAACTATTGGCTATTTTTAGCCGTTAATCATAAAACAGGTGTATCGCTTGAAATAGAATTGTTTGGCGAAGATACAAAGTTAAATGAGCAGCAAGCCAAAAAGATACAGCGTCTACTTCTCAATCATGAAACCGTTTCATTCAATGGGTTGAACTACGATATACCCGTTATTCATGGCGCATTGGATTCATGGGATTGCTCAAAGTTACACAAACTTTCCACAAAAATAATCACAGATCAGCGCGTTACTTGGCAGATTCTCAAAGAGCATAAGCTCCAAGTCCCTACTTACGATAAACATATCGACATTATTGAAATCCCCATTGGACAGGCATCGCTTAAAATTTACGGTGGACGTATTCACACCCAGAAAATGCAAGACTTGCCAATTGATCCTAACGAGTTAATAAAAGATACTGAGCGTAGTTTGATGCGCAAGTATTGCAGAAACGATACTCAAGTTACCGGTGAACTGTTTGACAAGCTCAAAGGGCAAATAGACTTGCGCAAAGAGATGACACAGCAATACGGTATCAACCTCAATTCAAAGTCCGATGCGCAAATTGCTGAAGCGATTATTAAATCAGAATTGCAAAAAATGTGCGATATATCAACTGCAAAATTTAAAGCAAAGCAATATGAAAATAATCACGTTTTTCGGTATTCCAATCCTAAAATAATTGAATTTAAATCAGAAAAACTTAAGTCCATTTTCAATAAACTTATTAATCAAGAATTTACCATTGCTGATAATGGGGCAATAATTTGTCCAGATTGGTTAGGAGAAAGGATAGTTATCGGGGAAACAGAATATCAAATGGGCATAGGTGGAATTCATTCTTGTGAAAAAGCACAACATATTAAGCGTAAAAATGATTTTGTTTTAAGTGAACAAGATGTCACAGGATTTTATCCAAATATAATTATGCAACAACGATTGTATCCAGATAATTTAGGTGAAAATTTTTTGGAGTTATATGAAAAAATAGTAAAACAAAGAACAATGGCTAAAAAAAGAAGCGGTGAAATAAAAAAAGAATTAGAAATATTAAAATTGCAATTAAAGTGACTAGGTATTATCCTATTATTTTAATTAGGAGGTAAAATGATAGCCATATATTCCATAGTATGTAAATTTAACAATAAACGATATGTCGGTAAAAGTCGAAATGTAAAACAACGATTTTCACAACATAAATATGATTTGAAAAAAGAAACAAAAAATAAGGACTGTAATCGACATTTATTCAACGCAGTAAAAAAATACGGAATTGAAAATTTTGATTTTGTAATACTGGAAGAATTTGAATCAATATCTGAAAATGATTTAAAAGATAAAGAATTGTATTGGATGGATTTTTATAACTCATGTGATAGAGCTTTTGGATACAATTTACGCAGAGATTCATCCACTGAAACAACAATGAGCGATGAAACAAAATCAATTAAATCACTATTAAGCAAAGGTGAAAATAACCCTAACTACAAAAATAAATGGTCAGATTCTCAAAAACAAAGAATGAGTGATATTGCAAAAGAAAGACATCGAACTGGATTGCATTATGGAAACGAGTGGAAATCAAAACAATCAATTAAATCAACATTAATGTGGAAAGATTTGAACAAGAAAAACCAAATGGCTGAAAAAGTAAAACTAGCCAAACGACAATTTATATTCCACCAATACGATTTGAATGATAATTTTATAAAAACATGGGATTCCGTTGAAGATATTTTATTTTCAAATCCAACATGGAAATGGCAAAACATATATTCAGTATGCAATGGATATAAACCAACTTATCGAGGATTCAAATGGAAAAAAGAGAAATTGAACAAAAAATAAAAGAACTGGAAAAGGAATTGGCAGAATGTGAAGTAACCGCAGCAACACTTAAGGTCACAAATAATGGAAGTTTCGGTAAATTTGGAAGTAAATACAGTTTTTTATACGCTCCTAATTTATTATTACAAACCACTTTAACTGGTCAATTGTCGTTATTAATGTTAATTGAAACTCTTGAAGATAATAATATAAAAGTAGTCAGTGCAAATACTGACGGCATTGTCATTTATTATCATAAAGATAAAGTAGATTTAGTTAGTGAAATTTTATTCGATTGGGAAATAACCACTAGCTACAATTTGGAGCAAACTGATTACCGAGAACTGGCATCGCGTGATGTAAATAACTATATTGCTGTGAAGCTCGATGGCAAAACTAAATGTAAAGGATGCTTTGGTGAAGCGTCAATGAGTAAAAACCCTGACGGCTTAATCATCTATGAAGCAGTCGCTGAGTTTATTGCTAACGGAACGCCAATTGAAAAGACAATTACCGATTGTGAGGATATTAGAAAGTTTGTCACAGTTCGCAGAGTAACAGGTGGCGCATTGTTTAGAGGAGAGTATCTTGGTAAAGCAGTTCGCTTTTATCACAGTTGCGATTTAGGTCTTGCTGATATGTCACTTGTTTATGCAAAGAATGGAAACAAAGTCCCGATGTCACAAGGCTGTCGTCCATTGATGAATTTGCCAAATGCTTTTCCAGAGGATGTTAATTTTTATTATTACTACACTAAGGCAAATGAAGTGTTAAAAGGAGTTGGTTACAATGCTTGAAAAAGAAATTGAAAAATACCTGTGCGATCAAATCAAAAAAGTAGGTGGAACGTGCGAGAAGTTTACATCGCCCAATCGTCGATCCGTTCCAGACCGTTTAATTACTTTACCATTTCAGCCGATATTTTTTGTTGAATGCAAAGCGCCTAAAAAGAAACCCACTGAAGCACAGGAACGCGATCATCAAAGACGACGCGATATGGGCGTCCATGTCTATGTCATTGACTCAAAAGAAAGCGTTGATACTTTATTGCTTTATCGATTACCAGTGGAAGGCGATTATGCGCACTAGAGCAGAACTCCGTCATTACCAAGTCAGAACCTCCGCGTTTCAAATTGAACAAGAGCGAACACTTTGTGCGCTTAAAATGGGGATGGGGAAAACAGCTTCTACGCTCACTACAATCCACGATTTAATTGATGCTTGTGTGATTACCAAAGCGCTTGTTATCGCGCCACTGAGAGTAGCTAATAGCGTCTGGGCGCAAGAAGCAAAGGAATGGGAACATCTCAAAGATTTAAAATTCAAAATATGTACAGGCACAGAGCAAAAGCGCCTAGCCGCCTTGCACCATGATGCGGATGTTTATGTTATTAATCGAGAAAACGTGGTCTGGTTAGTGAATCACTATAGGGATAAGTTCCCCTTTCAAATGGTGGTCATTGATGAATCCAGTAGTTTTAAAAGCGATAAAAGCAAACGTGTCAAAGCACTACGCAAAGCATTGCCGTATGTTCACTACATCACTCTGCTTACAGGTACACCTTCGCCCAATGGTTTGCTTGACCTGTGGTCACAATGCTATTTAGTGGATAACGGAAAAGCACTTGGGCGAACCATGACTATGTATAAAAGCCGATTCTTTGAACAGGATTACAGCGGTTACAAATATACCCCTCGCAAAGATTCACAAAAGAAAATCGAAGCATTGATAGCGCCATTTACCATATCAATGGAAACCAGCGATTACCTTGAAATGCCAGACTACATTGAATTATATGAAGAAATTGAATTACCACCTACGATAATGAACAATTATAAACTTCTTGAAGAAAAACTTTATTTGAAGTTTGAGGAGTCTGAAGTTGAAGCATTGAGCGCAGCGACACTTGCCAATAAGTTATTGCAGTATTGCGCTGGTGCTGTGTACGTCGATGAGTTTAAAAACTATGAAATAGTCCATGATGCAAAACTTGATGCGCTTGCAGACATTATTGAGCAGAACGATGGGGAGAATATCCTTGTTGCCTATAACTTCAAAAGCGATATTGAGCGATTGCTTAAACGCTTTCCTAATGCACGAGTTCTCGATAAGCATCAAAACACTATTGACGAATGGAACAATGGCGAAATACCCCTTCTATTTGCTCATCCTCAATCAGCCGGTCACGGTCTTAATATCCAACATGGCGGTAGCATGATTGTGTGGTTTTCACTGAGCTGGAGTTTGGAATATTACCAACAGTTTAATGCTCGATTGTACCGGCAAGGACAGACTATGGCGGTAAGGATTATCCACTTAATCTGCAAAGGCTGCATTGACGAGCGAATCATTAACGTATTGAAAGATAAAGATATTGTGCAATCTGACTTACTTCGTGCATTAAAATAAGTTAAGTTAAGGTTGACTGAGGGGATAAAATCAATAAAATAGCTTCACGGTTTCTCGAAACAAAAAAAAATCCTACTGCCCCAAAGGAATAAACAGGCAGTAGGAATAGAGTCGAGGAGTCTAACACATGAACGCATTTCAAACAGTTGGATTGGAATGCAAATTGAGTATAACACAAACAAGAGGTTATATAAATGCAAGTATTTGAAGATTTTACTTCTGACGCATATTGGTATGCTGAGGAAGAAGATGATGAGCGCAAGTATTGGACACACTCCCAATGGGATGCTTTCAATAAACAAAGAGCGATTGATACTGAAAAACAACTTAAAAAAATGTTAGGAGCAAGATATGTCGAACCAAAGAAAGTTTAATAATCATGAGGTTATTTTAAAATTACTAACAACTGCGTTGGAACATGATAACCAACAAGAAGCCCTTAGTGATTTAACCTTTGAGCTTGTACAGGCAGTAGGGTATTTAGTCGATAGCACTGACAAATTAGAAGATAGGGAAGTATTTATTAAAGAAATTAACAAGCAAATCAATGATTGCGTTGAAATGCTCGATGGTGTTCGTGAAGAACTTGCAAGCAATACGGCAACACTAGAAGCGTAATAGCTGAGGACACACACACAATGGACGCATTAATTGAAGGTTTGGACTATTTAGATAAAAGCAGCATTGCTTATGTCTTAATGATAATTTTGTTTATGGCTATGGCGTACTTGCACTTCAGCGCATTAGACGAAATCACCCGTCTGCGTAGAGCGCTTAAAAATGCCGTATTGGAGAATAAAAAATGAGTATTACCGCAGCGGCATTAACATTAACTCTCTCGTTTCTAACAACAGAAACTAACATTGACAAAAAAGGTCATAGCACTACCAAAGAAACCATTGTCTACACCACAAGCGCAATCCCTTATGAATCAATGACAGCTTGTACTAATGGACGCGAAGAATGGAATCTTGCTGTCGGTGCTTACCAAATGTCAAAACGCCCAGCAAGGGTGATTATGGCGGTCTGCAATGACTTATCAACGGGTACAGTACAATGAGTTCAATGACGATTAAGCAGTTCCGAGAAAAGACAGGAATGACACAAAGCACACTTAGAAGTAAATTGATCAACCTCGATGCTTCGCCTGTAGGTGTTACCGTTAGCAAAGAAGGTAGACCGTCATTTTTATGGGCATTAACAGATTTAGAAAAAGCATTTTCATTAGTGGGAGTTTACTTAGCCCCCCGTGGACGACATAAAAAACGGTGGTGATCAATATGAATAAAGAATATAAAGGTTGGCTAGTAGCAGGGTTATTTGCTGTGTGTTTAATTATATGCCAAGCGACTAATTATGTAGACAACAAAAACCGTCACGTTGTTATTAAAACCAATATCGGAGAGTTCATCCTTCGTGAAGGTAAGCTGTATGGTGTATATGAAATGTCTAGAGATGTACAAGGGAATATGGTGTCAAAATGACCAAAGACGAATGTATAAGTCGCCTTAAAACGGCTCAGAAAAACAAAAAAGAACTAAGAAAAATTAAACTTCAACTCCTCAAAGAAATCGAGCAGTTGAAGTTGATGCTCAGAGCATTAGAGGAAGAAGAACAATGGGCGCATTAATATATTGGGCAGTCATATTGTTTACCGTAGTGTGTTTTATGGTTGAGTATGGAAAAGGAGATGACGATGACATTACATGATTGGATATCACTTGTTTTATATGTTGGGATGTTAGCTTTGACAATGAGGATATTATGGACAAAGTTAAAAAGGTAGAAGCAATACGAGCTTTACCAGATGCTACCAATTGCAAACATGATCATTGGCGAGTTTACCAATCACTTGGTTATCGGGAGTGCGATAGATGCAAAGCAAGACGCGCTATATTTAATGACATAAGGCATCAAAGATGAACACATTAATAAACATACTGAAGTTTCCTGTATTCCTTATTTGCTGTTTGCTGTACTTAGCAAGTGAGTTGTTACTAGGACTTAGCGTACTGCTAGATTGTATTGGGGAAGTGCTTGAGGATTTAATAGATGAATAAAATTGACCAAAAGATTGTTGGCTACAAAGTAGTTGATAAGACAGAAGAAAAAGTAGTGTTTGAGATGATACACGAGAATTTTCCTCGACCACCGCATTTGACAGGTACAACGTACAAAGTAAAAACGCCACAAAGCGAACACGCTCTGTATATCACTATCAATGATATGGTGCTTAACGGTGACGAGCGTCATCCTTATGAGATGTTCATCAACTCAAAGAACATGGAACACTTTCAGTGGGTACTTGCATTAACGCGCTTGGTGTCCGCAGTGTGGCGCAAAGGTGGTGACAGTACGTTTCTTGTTGAGGAGTTGAAGAATGTCTTTGACCCGAAGGGTGGCTACTATAAACGTGGTGGTGTGTATATGCCATCGCTGGTGGCTGAGATTGGTAGCGTAATTGAACAGCATTTAATAGCAACTGGTGTTATTAAAGTTAAGGTGGATGAGCATATGGAAAAGTTTATCAAAGCAAAGCGTGAAGAAGTGATGAGCAGTGAAGAAACTGGGTATCCTGCTAATGCCACTTTATGTAATGAATGCAATACAAAAGCGGTGATTGTTATGGATAATTGTCAAGTATGCTTATGCTGCGCCAGCTCAAAGTGTGGATGAGTTATGAGTAAAGAAAGAGAGTTGTTAAAAAGAGTGCGAGATACACTGCGCGAATTAAAAGAAACTCATTATGATTTGTACTGGGATATAAAAGCTGAACTAGACCTAGCACCACCAAAACGTGAACCTTTGAGTGATGAAGAAATTTTTAACATTGGATACAATGCAGGATTCACTCTTGACCATGTTGAAAATGATGATGATGATTGTTCCTCCTATGGATTTTTAAACGAGTATGGTTACATTGATAATAATCCATATTTTAAGTTTGTCAGAGCAATAGAAAAAGCACATGGCATTGGAGTAGAAAATGAATAAAGAAACTATTTATATCGATGCAGTCACTAAACTCAATGAACAAGATGTGGTTATCGAAGAACTAGCTACACTTCTTAGTAATGTTTTAGATGCTTGGAATGCACGAGATTATATGTCAGAAAGTTATGACTTGTATGTAAGAGCAAATGATTATTTAAAAGGATTAAGAGATGAATAAAGAATTAGCCCTCCGCACCATAAAACTGCTGTCAGCATTAGAGGCTTATGCCTTTATGATTGAAAAGTTCATGCCAGATTATCTGCATGACGAGCTTATAACAATTGTAGATAATCTGGAAAGCATCGTGCTTGATAAGCCAATTGAAAACGATTTTTTAACAGCGAGAAAAAAATGAAAATTGAAATTAAGAAGTTAGACGAAAAAGTGATACTACCGGCTTACGAAACATCTGGCGCAGCGGCTGTGGATTTACGCGCTAACATCAATAAGGCAATCAAGCTGGACTTAGGCGAAACGGCATTGATTCCTACAGGTATTGCAATCAACATCAATGATGATAATGTAGCTGCTGTCATCTTACCTCGCAGCGGTCTTGGGCATAATCATGGTATCAAACTCGGCAATAGTGTTGGCTTAATTGATAGCGACTACACGGGAGAGCTTAAAGTGTCAGTAAAGAATACAGGTACTGGTGTGTACAAGATTAATCCACAAGATCGCATTGCTCAAATGAAATTTATTCCAATAGTGCGAGCAGAGTTTATTGAAGTGGAGGAGTTCAGTACGGTGACTGAGCGTGGCGCAGGCGGATTTGGGAGTACAGGGGTATAACATGAGCTTATTAACAGAAGAACAGATTGCCGAACTTGCTTGTATTGCTAGTAACCAATCGACAAGTAAAGATTTGTACCAAGAATTTTGTGAATGGAACGAAAAGCAGGATGACTTATGTGGTTTTTTACAATGCTATGAACCAAAATGGCTTGATTTATATAAAAATGTAAAAAAAATGGACATTAAAGTTAATTTTTATGGTGATAATGAAAACATATTAGAAACGCTTATTGTTTCACACCACCGACCAGAACCAGTCATCACACCACACCCACACGCTGAAATGATTATGAAATATGCTGAGGTAGCGCAAAGACGTACTGACCCTTGGGTGGAGTTTGAATATGAGGATTGTGGTCAATGGGAGAGTTTAGATGACCACCCAATGTGGACACACAATACAGAATACCGCCACATTGGAGAAGCAAAATGATTGTTAGGGATAAATTAACAGACCAACAGGTAGCAGATGCTTTATTTGAGATAGATTGGAGTAAAGCTCCCAGCGGTGCAGAAGAAGCTGTTTTAGAGTTGCATTGGCTTGATCGCAACGGTAACAAATTTTCATGGGATTTATTTGGTTATTTTGAACGACATAAAGGAGAAACAAAATGATTGCAACAACAGCTTATATACTAATTAGTACGATTACATCGTGGTCATCAAGCATCCATACTACACAGTCAACAGCCACATTTGCAGACAAGGTATCATGTGAATCAGCGGCAACAAGACAAGACTTTGTTTTGAAATCTATGCAGTTGACTAGCTCAAAATGGAATCTAACCTGCCATCCTTATCAACTTACTGGAGAGAAGAAATGAAAGTACCAATAGGGTTTGAGGAAAGACATGATTTTATGTATTTGTTAATTGGCAATAATGGTTATGGGAGAGATGGTGATGAAATGGAAGTACCAGACGAATTGATTGAAAGGTATAAGCGCATAGAACCCGAATTTGAAAAGATACAAAAAGAACTTGGGGAAGTATGGGGTGCGTATTATGTAGAAAAACGAGAAAAACTTTTAACAAGATTAAAAAATGAAGGTAAGATATGAAAGTAACCCTAGTGCAAAGCACACCCAATCCCGAAGAACACATCGGGTTACTTGCAGGAATATGCTACGGTAAGACAGGTGAACAATCACCAGAGCAGTGCATTAAGAGAGCCTATCACTGCGTGACTAAAGGGCATCTATCTACACTACGCTTTGCTCATGCGACATTCTTAGTTGAAGACATTAGCCGTATCTGTAGTCACCAGTTTGTTCGCAGTAAGCATTTGGATTTCTTGCAACGTAGTCAGAGGTATTGCAATGAAGGTGAAGTAGCAATGGTTATACCAGAAGTTATTAGGTTCAATGCAGTAGAACGTCATTTAATTGAAGCAAGAGATTTATACAAACAGTTAATTTCCGAAGGCGTAAAGAAAGAAGATGCACGGTTCATTCTTCCACAAGGCACAACAACAGAGCTTTTAGTAGTTGGTAACTTCCAAGCGTGGTATGACTTTATTAAATTGCGTAGCGGCAAAGAAGCTCAGTGGGAAATACGAGAAGTAGCGCATGAGATTAACCGTCAACTGCATGGGATTGCACCAAACGTATTTGTGGAGCTTGAATAATGACTGAGCAACTAAAAGAATGTTGTTATTGTCGCAAGAACCTACCTGTTGATGCGTATTACATAAAAAGCACAAGGCGATTATCATCAGACTGTAAAGCCTGTCATCGATCAAAAGCCGCACTTAGACAGCGATTAACACAAAAAGTAAAACTTGAATCACGGCAACTTGATTTTGCGCTTTACCGTGAGTTTATAACAAGGCACTTAATTGTTCCAAAGCAATGGGGATTAACACTATGTCATTAGAAAAAGTTATTTTTGAAATCATGCGCTATAACGAATTTTGGACAGTGACTGAAATTCATGATCGTGTAATGGTGACTCAGCCGTTTATTAAACGACCCGATGTGTTCGCAGCTATGCACGAAATGGTTGCCAATAATATACTCATTAAAGAGCCTAATGGTAAAGACAGTTTCTATCGTTTGAAAAATTACGATCCGGCAGATAAGCATCAAAAAGAAACTGAAGCGCAAGTAAAAATAGAAACGGATATTCCTGCCGAGTTTAACCGGCACGATGAAGCACTACGCCAAATTGAGCTGAGAAAAGAAGATAAACAAAAAGCCGATGCTCACTATCAATTCAGCTATAAAGGTCATAAAATAGACCCTTATCGCATCTTTAGAATTTATAATATCGTAGCACCAGAGCAACAACACGCTATCAAGAAATTACTTCGAGCCGGTAAGTCAGTCAAGACACTCGACCAAGATATCGATGAAGTTATCCTCACGCTACAGCGCTGGAAAGAGATTTTAAAAGAAGATGTTAAACTGAACTGACCATGATTACATGGTCTGATTTGACACTGCCGCCCATAAACTTATGGAATTTACCAAGACAAATTAAGATGGCTACAGAAGAAGGAAATACCGACCTTGCAACGCAACATGAAGAAATGATGCGTGACAAGGCGATAACTATTATAAGATCAAAAGCATCCGCTATTGATACCAGCAACCCTACAGGCTTATGCTGGACGTGTGGTGACTATATTGGTCATGCGCGTAGATGGTGTGATGCGGATTGTCGAGATAACGTAAATGAAACCTAAACTAAAAAAAGTAGGACTATTTTGGGTATGTTATACCGAGTGGGAAGATACGGTAACTTGTACAGGTAAGTCACCAGAACAAGCGTATTATAGGTGGTTAACCAAGAACCAATTGAAATTAGAAGAAAGCCGCTGAGTAAGCGGCTTTTTAATTATTTGCTTAAAAACAATTCTGCTTCAGCGTTGCGCCTGCGCGTTAATCCAGCAAGCGGCTTACCCCCTGCTTTATCCCATCGTAAAAATTGCAAAGCAATTTCAGATTTAGGATTACCGGCTTTGAGCATTTTAACAAGTGTTGAATTAGCTAAATTACGTGCGCCAATATTGTAAGTAAGCGATACCAGCGCATCAAATTCATTTTGAGTTAAATCAACCTTGATAGCATTTACTGCGTGTTCATATGACGCTAATGTTTTAGATAATAGTAGTAACGCGGCTTCTTCATTTGCTAAAGTCTGACCTCGTTTAACCGCGCTACCATCAGAATATCGCGTTGAGCCAATGCCAATAGTCCATACACCCGCAGGGCATATATAAGCAGTCAGTTTACAACCTTCAAATTCTTTAATTAAACGTAAACCTTTATTGCCAATATTCATTTTCTTGATCTCATAGAAAGTACCGTAATTAATTTTTGTGTGAGCCGTATCATGTCATTATCGAGCAGGCGTATTTGGTCGATAAGCTCAATCAGCGCGTCGGTGGTTTCAGTAAGGATTGGCTTAACAATCGATGTTGCCCAAAGCCAAACGAAATAGACAATATAACCCATACTTCCCGATGCAATAATAGGGAATCCATACTGGTTGATATATTTAGCTAATGCATCAACATCCATTAATCAATTCTCTTTTCTTGCGGGTTATTAAAACGTGCCACTTTTTCTTTCTCAATTGGCATATCAAGCGTTTCTGTCATGAGTACATCTATTTTTACAATATCCTCTGACATAGCCGTGACACGCTTATCAAGTTGCTTGATGATGCCGATAAGGCTTTTAATCTTTTCAAGTACACTATCAAGCAGGAATTTGATGGTCAGAAATACAAAGTACATTCCTACGCAAGCAGCAGCAATGGGAAAACCTACGTCCGTTGCAAACTGTAAAAATTCCATTACCGGCTACCTAGCCACCAAGATAGGAACGAAAATACTGCGCCCACTGTGAAAACAATTCCACCGAGAAACCCCTTGTAACGAGTCTGGTCGTTTTTCATTTCTTCAAGAGTTGCAATTATGGCATCGAGCTTCTTACCCCGATCTTCAAATATTTCTTCAAGGTTCTCAATTCGTTGCTCTACTTTAGCTAAACGGCAGGCTTCGTCAGGCATGACTTTATCCTATAATTTTAGTCATTGACGCTTGCGAAATAGAACCAGCATCAACTAGAAATTGTAATACTTCCGTAGCAGGCTCAACTTCAAGCGGTTGCGTAAACTCAATTTTTGCCGTGACGATTTCGGGCGTTTTGTCACTATCCCATTTAGCCTTTTCTGCAAATGTTAGTCCTTTGCGCACGTCATCAAGTGAGATTGTGCGAGGTGGTAAAGGCGGTTCGGGTAGAGGCGTTGGCTTTACTAATTCACCGTTTACCCAGCCATCGCCATTTACGGCATCGTCAGGCACTTCAACGGTGTAAAGATTGGCAATATCTGGGTGATATATTTCAAGCGGGTCGCCCTGCGCAATATCTCTTATTTTTTCGTTTTCAATCCATGCTTTCATCTAATAACCCTCCGTCCAAAATAAAACCACTGCGCCTGCACCGCCAGTTCCGCTATTGCCACCGCCACCGCCACCGCCAGTACCGCCGTTGCCGGCTGTTGCACCGCTGCCACCACCACCGCCACCGCCAAACCCGCCGTGATTACCTGTATAAGAAGGTGATGCGCCCCCGCCACCTCCAAATCCGCCTTGACCTCCATATAAACCCGCGCCGCCACCTGCGCCATCCGCGCCTGCGCCGCCAGATGATGAAGCGTGAGCACCGCCCCCGCCGCTACCGCTTAAAGCTAAATTTCCATAAGCTAAAAAGCCAACTAACGGTTTTCCCGCAGTACCATTTCCGCCGCTTGTAGATGTGACCCCTTCTGAACCTCCTGTCGCACCGTATCCACCACCACCTTTTCCTCCAATGGTGCTACTTTGTGCCGTTTGACCCCTACTTGCACTTCCACCACCGCCGCCCCCATACGCGCCAGCAATAGTAGACCCGCCGCCAGTAAAAATTCCTCCTCCACCAGAAGCTCCCGTATTGGAACTGTCGCCGCCGTTACCACCAAACCCTCCGCCGCCTGTTTGACCTGATGTGGTATTGTTTCCACCTCGACCACCGTCACCATACAAACTACCAGCACCGCCCCCGCCCCCTTGTCCGCCTGCGCCAGCCGACCCGCCATTTCCACCAGTTGCAGTTTTAACCCCGCGTAAATTTGAAGATGCTGTACCTGTTCCACCTGTTCCAATAGTAGTTGTAACCGCATTAGTGCCGCCCGTCGCCGATAACAACGTTCCATAAGACGACGTACCACCCTGTGCTCCAACGGTAATAGTTGACAATAATTGCCCCGGAATGACGTCAATAATGCCAGCAGCAAAGCCACCCCCGCCGCCACCTGCTGTCGCGCCATTACCGCCACCGCCAAACACATGAACAAACATTTGATAGACATTCTGTGGCACAACCTCTGCCGATGTCGTCGCAGTAATTAGCTTAAATGACCGCCATTCGGGAGGAGCAACGCGAGTAGGTGCGTTAGGCGGCAAAGAATAGCCGTAATTTCCTTTATTCATTAAAAGTCACCTGCATTGATT